GGGGCTTGCTTACGATATGCGAGGGCAGCCGCGTAAACTTCTCCGACGTAACGGCGTGGTTTGTGCAAATGCGCGACGAGCATAAAATAGACGCTTTCAAGGTCGGCTATGACCGCGCGCTCGCGGGCTACTGGGTGGAGGAAATGAAAAGCAACGGCTTTACTATGGAGCCCGTAGCTCAAGGCGCTTTCACTTGGAGCCAACCTATGCGCGAAATGGGAGCGGCTCTTACCGACAAAATAGTTAATTACAACAATAACCCTATTTTGCTTTGGTGCCTATCAAATACCGCCGTTAAGAAAAGCGGCTTAAACAATATCCAACCCGTTAAGATAACCGATAAACGCCGCATAGACGGCGCGGTATCGCTGCTTAACGCGTGGGTTATCTACGTCAAATACTTTGACGACTATATGTATAACGTGGGGTGACACAATGAAAGAAAGACGAGGGCTTTTTGAGGCTATATTCGGGAAAAAGCCGCAGAAAACAGACGGCTACACCGAGTACAAGCTCTTAAATTCCTATCAATCAAATTTTGTACCATTCTCGGGCAATGCCTGGGAGGTTAATATGGTGCGAGCTGCCGTCCATTCTTTCGCACGCCGCGCGGCGACGGTACAGCCGCGGCACATTAGACGCGGCGACGGAAAGGTGCTTGACGTAGAGAGCAGCACATACAACAACATTTTACAGTTTAAGCCTAACCCGACGACAACGGCTTATAAATTCTATTACCGCCTGGCGGCGCAGTACAAGCTATATAACAACGCGTTTGCATATCCCGTATGGAATGAGGCGACGGGCAGACTCGAGGCAATTTATAATATCAACGCCCAGGAGATTACCTTACTCGACCACGAGGGCGAGCTGTTTTGTAAATTCCGCTTTAATAACGGGAAATCGTACATTTTCCCGTATGCGGACTTGGTGCATATCGGCTCAATGTTTGCAGATAACGACGTTTTCGGCTCCGATAACGGAGCGCTTATGCCCGTTTTGAAAACGGCAAACACCTTTAACCAAAGTATGAGCAAGTTTGCCGAACTCGTAGCGGTTGTGCGTGGTATTTTGAAAGTGCAAGCCTCCACAAAAAACGAGGACTTAAACCGCCGCCGCGACGATTTTATACGGGACAACCTCAGAATGGAAAGCAACGGAGCGGGCGTTATCGTTACGGATAACAAGTACGATTACACCCCGATTACCGACAAGCAAACGCCGTTACCCACGGGGCAGTTGCAATATATCAAAGACGAGATATACGACTACCTCGGCACAAATGACGCTATCGTGCAAAATAAAGCCACACCCGAGCAAGAGGAGGACTTTTACGACGGCGAAATCAAGCCCTTTTACGTGCAGCTCGCCCAGGCGCTCACAAACTGTATTTTTTCCAAAAAAGAGCGCGGCTACGGCAACGAAATAACCGTAGAGGGTAACAAACTGCAATTTGCAAGGACGAGCGACAAGCTCGCCGTTGTAAAATATTTGTCCGATATTGGCGGCTTAATGCTCGACCAGGCATTAACAACGCTCGGCTATCCGCCTATCGGCGGCGAGGAGGGCAAGCGCCGCGTACAGACGCTTAACGTCGTAAACGCAAACAAAGCCGACGAGTACCAGTTAGGCACCGACACAAAGAAAGAGGAGCCGCCCGAGGACGGCAACGAGGACGGAGAGGGCACCGCACCTACTGCGGCACCCGACGACAAGAAAGACGAGGAGGAAACATAATGCCATATAAACCGAACGAGCGGGAATACAGAGCGGCGGAGCCGTTTACACTTCCCGACGAAAACAACGCCGACGAGCTCGCGCTCCGAGGTACGCCTATTGTCTTTGATACCCCTACCGTGCTTTTTGAGGAGGACGGTATCGAGTATAAAGAAGTTATCGCCCGCGGCGCGCTTGACAGCTGCGATATGAGCGATTTTATCTTTAACCGAAATCACGGGCAGAACGACTCTACCGTATACGCCCGCACCCGTAATAATTCCCTCACTTACAACATCACGGAGCGAGGGCTCGATATTGCGGCTTTCCTCGACAAAGAGGACGAGCGGCACCGCAATTTACACCGAGATATTCAAAAACGCCGCGTTGACAAAATGAGTTTTTCGTTCGTTGTGCGTGAGTGCAGCTATGACCGCGAAACACACACTCGGACGATAACTAAAATTAAAAAGCTGTACGACGTTTCGGCGGTGGATTTTGCCGCATACAACGAAACGAGCATTACTACGGCAAGGGACTTTTTCTCCGCGGAGCACGAGAAAGAGTTTAAGGAGCAGGAGCAGCGCCGCCGCCGTCAAATGCTGACAGCAAAAACCTACTGTTAAAAAATCAAAAAGGAGTAAATCACTATGAAAGAACTTATTAAGAGAATGGCGGAAATCCGCAGCCGCAAGGTAGAACTGCGCGGCGTACTGGAAACCGACGCAAAAGCAGACCTCGACGCTATCGAAAAGGAGCTCCGCGAGCTTGACGAGGAATATACCAACCTCGAAAAGAGAAAAGCGGTTATCGAGGGTATCGGAGCGGGCACCGTTCCCGTAAATGAAGTGCCTAACCCTATCAACAATCGCTCTGCGGACGACTTCGACCAGGACAAGGAGTATCGCTCCGCCTGGCTCAAGCACGTTAGAGGGCTTGACCTTACCGAAAATGAACAGCGAGCGCTCACTACTGGCACCTCCTCCGCGGGTGCGGTTATTCCGACCGTAACGCAGAATAAAATCATTGAAAAGGTCAACCAGTATTGCCCGCTGCTCGACAAAATCGACCTTTTACGCGTCCCTGGCGGCGTAAAGGTGCCCGCAGAGGGAACTACCGCAGACGCAGCGGTACATACCGAGGGCGCAACCATTACCGCAGACGGCGACACTCTCTCGAGCGTTACGCTTTCCGCCTACGAGGTTACAAAGCTCGTTACTATTTCAAAGTCCGTTGAAAAAATGGCGATTGACGCTTTCGAGTCCTGGCTCGTTAATAAGATTGCCCGTAAGATTGCCGAGAAAATCGGTAAGCTGATTATTTTCGGCACGGGTACCAACGAGGCGCAGGGTATCAACGCCATTACCTGGGGCGCTACAAACTCCGTAACGGTTGGAAAAACCGCCTCTCTTTCCGCCGCAAACGTGCAGGGCGCCGTTGCGCTGCTTAACGGCGGTTATGATAACGGCGCGGAGTGGCTTATGTCGAAATCAACTTTCTTTACCGACTTCCACCCGCTTATGAACAACTCAAAGGACAATATCGTTACCGAGGACAACGGAGTATACCGCGTTATGGGCTACCCCGTGAACTTCGACGACCGTATGACCGCGCACGAGGCTATCCTCGGCAACCTTTACAGAGGCTACCTCGGCAATATGCCCGAGGACGTTACGATTACCTCGCAGTTTGTAACCCGCGAGAACGCCTACGACTTCCTCGGCTGCGCTATGTTCGACGGCAAGGTGCAGGCGACCGAGGCTTTCGTTAAAATCGTAAAGGCTACGGCTTAACGGAGGGCTGAACAATGGCGGATATTTCAATGCAGTACGTAGCGGGTATTCGCCAGTATCTACGCATTAACCATACACGTTTTGACGCGGAAATTACCGACCTAATAGGAGCGGCAAGAGCCGACCTCCTATTAGGTGGTATCTCCGAAAAGAAAGTAAACAACGAAAGCGACGCACTTATAAAGCGGGCTATCGTCGTTTATGTCAAAGCGGAGTTTGGACTCGATAACGCAGACGGCGACAAGTACCGCGAGAGCTACGGTATGCTCAAGCGGCATTTAATGCTTTCGAGTGAATATACCGAGGAGGCGTAGTTATGTTATGGCGAGAAATCGGGTATTTGTGCTCGGAAAAAGAAACGCTCGACTCTCTTGGAAAACCTTTTAAGACTTTCGAGAAAAAAGAGGTTTTCTGCAATGAAAAGGGCGTTAAGCGAAACGAATTTTACCAGGCACAAGCCCAGGGATACCGCCCCGAGCTTTGCGTAGAAATTAAGGCTTGCGACTATGCGCGAGAGGGACACTTTGAGTATGACGGGACAATGTACCGCGTTATCCGCACATATCCCGTAAAAAACGAGTGCCTCGAGCTTATATGTCAAGCCCTGGTTGCGGACGATTGACGCAGAGAGGAGGCGTTGCCTATGGCAGCAAATACAACGGCGCTTATTAAAGCTCTGCGGGAGCGGGTTAATAAAATCATCACGACCTATTACGAGGAGGCACCGTCAAAAGACGCAGTATTTCCGTATGCGGTCATTAACGGAGTTAATATTATTGACCTCGCCGCGGGCGACCTTGCCTCTTTCTATCTCGATATATGGGTAGACGAGAAACAGCCGACCGCGACCGAGCAGCTCGAGAGCTTATGCGACACACTCCGTAATGAGCTTACGGGTGCCGTAATTGCCGAAAGCGGCGTTTTCGCCGCGCATATCGGCTTTGACAATCAAAACGCTATTGCCGACAGCGAATACGATATAGCGCATAGGCGTTTATCTATGTCGGCTCGAACTTTTTACAATTAGGAGGCAATAAAGATATGATTACCAATCTTACTACAAAGCAGATTGAGTCAATCCAAATCGACGAGGGCGTTATTTTCCTCAATTACGGGGAAACCGACGAGCGGCTGCTCGCTCCCACCAGGGGCGGCGGAGAGTTTGCCGCGACCGTTACCGTCCGCGATATTGAATTTGACGGACGACACGGAAAGACAACGGGCACTCAGGTTATCGAGGAGCAGGGCGCGTCCCTCAAGGTAACTACCCTTTGTATGAGCCAGGAAAACCTCGCGCTTGCAATTCCAACTTGCACGATTGCGGCGGACGAC